TTAATGGACCTCAATAACCTCTCCGAATCCGACCTAATGCAAATAGGCATAGCCCAGTTAGCGATTAGGTGTAAGACTGATTTGTTTTACTTAACTAAAGAGATTCTAGGCTACTCTAAGATGACCGAGCAGACTCATGGAGAGCTTTGCGACTACACGACTAGTATATTACCTAACCCTCCAGAACTGCCCCACAACCCTGATTTCGACCTTAGGAAGAACTTATTACTGCTTTTACTTCCAAGGGGCACATTCAAGAGTTCTGTAGTTACAATAGGATTTAGTTTGCAGATGATACTGAACGAACCTAATATACGGATTCTGATAGATTCAGAGACCTTTAGTAAAAGTAAAGCTTTCCTAAGAGAGATAATTGGTCACCTAGTTGAGAATGATAAGTATAGAGAGATTTTCAAAGCTATACACGGGATGTATCCTTACGAGAAGAAGAGCCTTTCTAAACTCTGGACTGACAGTGAACTTATTTTACCTTGCAGAACCCGGGCTTTAAAAGAACCCAGCATTTCGTGTGCGGGTATAGACGTAACTAAGAACGGAATGCACTATGACTTAATTATTATGGATGACCTGCATTCGGAGACAAACGTTACTTCAGCGGAGCAGATTCAGAAGGTAGTAGACCATTATAAGTTGAGCTTTTCGCTTCTGGACCCCGGCAAACCGATGATTGTGATTGGGACCCGTTGGCACGAATTAGACCTTTATAGGCATATTATTGAGTTTGAGAGCGAGGATTTCAATATTCTGATAAAGAGTGCCTATAATCCAGACGGTAGTTTGTTCTTCCCGGAGGTTCTGAATGAGAAGGAGCTTGACAAAATAAGAAGACGGCAGGGTACGGGGATTTTCTCTAAACAATATCTTAATCAACCCGTAAGTGATGAGAACGCAATTTTTAAGATGAAAGATATCGTTCGTAAACCGTGGGAAGAGGTTAGTGGGATTCCGATGAACTGGGTGCTTTCAGTGGACCCGTCTTATTCAGACCCCCGCGGAACGTCTAATTATTCGGACTTTGCAGCCTTCGTGCTCGTTGGGATGAGTTATCAGCGGGAATTGTACATTAGGTTCATCAAACGGGCTAAAATGACCTATAAAGACGTTATAGATGAGATTTTTAGAATCTTTACCGACCGGAAGTTCGAGGATATTAAGAACATGCGGATAGTCTTAGAGGTTATAGGTACTAAATCGTTGTCTTTTGAGCTTTTAAACGAACAGAAACGCCGAAATACTTGGCTTCCTATTACAGAAATCAAAACTCAACCCAAGTCTAAGGAAGAACGTATTAGAGGTTTGGCTCCATTCTATGAATATGGGCATATTTATCACGTTAAGGAGTGTCCTCAGATAGAGGAACTAGAACAAGAACTGTTACACTTCCCGGTCGGTAGGCATGATGACGTCATAGACGCCCTGGCCAATACGTTAGATGCGCTCTCACCACCCAATGTCAAGAATACTAACGAAGAATCACGCCATACATCCCGCAAGCGGAACTTTTTATACAAACCGCGTTCGCCAATCACTGGCGTATAGACTATTGTTAAATTTGACAAATTATACTTAAGTGTAGGTATGGACGATATCGCTCTAAAGTTAAAGAATTTACAGAATCAACAAGGCAAGTTAGACCCTAAACCTGATAAGTCAAATAATTATAAACCGAGTAAACGGTTGCGGGCTATCCGCCGGCAAGTATATGACCGTTTTTATACAATGCGTGACGCCCCATCCAGGACGGACGCTGAGGCGTTATGGGAAGAAGCCGATAAAGAATTTGGGATGGTTACTGAAACCAACGCTGATGACTGGCGCTCAAACCTACATCTACCGGACGCTTTTTCAGCCATACAGACCCAAGCCCAGGAGACTATCGAGCGCAAGTCCCGCCCACACCTGACCGGGACCGAAGAATCTGACGAGCCGATTGAAGAGTTCGCGAACGCCGTGATGACATATAACATGAATACCACGGGGTTTGACTTCCAGGCCTACCTATCTAAATTAAATGCATCTTCTAGGGGTACATCATTTAGAATGGACTACTGGAGAACTGACAAGCGTATCGTAAAAGACCCAGTCTCAGTGAACGAAGATGGGACGATTGAATATAAAGATAAAGAAATTATAGATTTTGATGATGATTATACCGAGTGGGTACCGAACGAGTATATCCAGGTAGACGAAAAGGGCAGCCATATTGACGATAAGATTGATATGGTAAAAAGAGAGATTATCAATATTGATGAGTTCCACCGTATTTATGATTCTATGCCTGAGACGTTTGATACAGAGTTTGTTTACCCCGGCGGAGAGACTACCACCCGCTCAACAGTGTTTAAACTACCAAAGGACTTAACAGAAGAGGACGTTGAAGTTCTACACTATTACAACCGTTCGATAGATGCTTATTGGATTGTAGCGAATAACGTTACTATTTTAGATGGCCCACTACCGACCAAACATAAAGAGCTCCCACTCGTAGTTGATTACCAGTATATTATCCCCGGCCAGTTCTGGGGTATTGGTATTCCACGCGTCATGCATATGCTATCTGAGGAGAGAAACTCAATTAGAAACTTGCAGATGGACCGCCAGAAAATTATTATTGGTGGCGCATTCTTACACAACAACTCATATGACCTAGACGATGAAGACACCCAGTTATCGCCAGGTAGAATTATTTCAGTTGATACTAACGGCCAAGATATACGCGCAGCCATACAGCAAGTTAATCTAGGTGATGTCCCAGTATCTTCGTTTAAGATGGACGAACTTCAACTAGAGGATATACGTCGAGCTACTGGTATAGATGACCGCATTACAGTATCTAACTCAGCTACGACCGCTACCCAAGCTGCTATAGTTAAAGAATCTACTCTTAAGCGTATTAACCTGATTTCGATAGTTTCGGAGATGGACGCGATTATCAGACTAGGTAAAATCAAGTGGTCTAACATACAGTTCTTTTATGGTATCCCCCGAATGGAAAAGATAACCCAGGACAATAAAGAGCGCGAGAAAAAGACTTATCGTACTATGAGCATCCAAGGCAAGAAGTTCGCTATTAAAGATGACAATGGTAAGAAATCTCTTAGTATGGAAGATGTTAAGGGTGCTTCAGCTTTGAGTCTAAAACCAGAGTTTGCTAAATATCTAGATGGTTCGTTTGACATATCAGTAGATGCTGATGTATTCACACCCATATCTAAGGCAATAGAACAAACTAAGAAAACTGAAATATTCTCATTGAACCTATCTAACCCGGCTACCCTTTCAGAAATGAACATTAAGGGTGCGATGGAAGATTTGCTTAAGGTTAACAATATAGACCCCAAGAAGTGGATGAAGAACGTAGACAATAAGAAAGATATGCAGATGTTGGCCGAGAGCGAAAACATGGTTATGGCCGCTGGTCAACCATTGGCCGGTACTGAGGGTGTCACCGAAGACCATACTATGGTCCACCTGATATTCACCAAGACTGCTGAGTACGGTATGCTTCCCGAAGTGCAACGTCAGATTATCATGGACCACATTATGCAAGAACACGACAATAACCCGGCAACTGGTAGCGCAGCAGATTTGATGGGCGCCTATGGACTTGGTGCCGACCAACTTGGTGGCGGGGCAGCCGGAGAGATGGCTGCCGGAATCCCGGGAATGGGTTCACCTTTCGATGGTGGTATGAGCGCCAACACCTCACAACCCCAGCCACAGGTCGCTGACTTACAGGCTACTAATTTCGCTAATCCTGAGTAGACTATTGTTAAATAAAAAATTTGTGGTTAGAGTTTAATTATGAAGAGTGTCATAAAAATGCTATCGGAGAACGAACGTGAAACGTTGGCGCATTTATATGATACTGCTGATTATAAGGTACTAATCAAACTGATTAACCTAGAAAGACTAGAGTTAGCCAAAGATGCTATTGAGCAACGCGACATAGAGGAGGTTCGATACCTGGCCGGGCAAGCTGTAGGGTTGAGGAAACTACTAGGTACTATTAGAGATAACTTTAAGGATAGAAACAAGGGTTGAGATTTACTCTGGCGGTGCCCACCCCCTCCAGAGTAAATCCCAGCTTTTGCTGGCTAGATAAAATCTAAGGAGTACATTATGGCAAAAAATGCCGAAGAAGTTGTCGACGACGACAAAGAAGTAACTGAAGAGGATTTCAGGAAAATTAAAGAGGAAGGCGAAGTAGAAAGCTCGGAAGAGCAAGACGAATCGCAAGAATCTGAGACCCAAGAAGAATCTGAGGAAGCTGATGAGGACGAAACATCCGAATCACAAGAAGAGGAATCCGAGGAAGAGTCAAACGACGAAGCCGATGAAGATGCCTCCGATTTCGTCAAAGAGTTCCCTAATATCAAAGGTGAGACGATTGAAGATTATACTCGTGAACTGGAAAAAACAGTTCGGTTGAGCAATATTGAGGGTAAGCGCTTAAGCGACGAACTCAAGAAGGCCCAAGCGGGTGAAGGTGAGGGTGAAGTCCAGGCCGACGTTTCTGACCCATTATCGCTTTATATGAAGCAGAAAATGGATGAAGAAATTAATTCTGCTTATGCGGCTTTTTCTGAATCATATCAACAAGTAAACAACCCCGCCGAATACGCCAAGTTCGTAAAAGAGGTTGGTGTTCTTTCGCAGACTATTCTAAATAGTCAAGGAAGATTAGCTCCTCCCAGTGAATTGTATTCCAAGGTGGCTGTTATTTTAGATTGGAAACCAGAAGTTATGGATGACAAAGACAAATTGAATGCCGCTATTAAGAATAAAGCCGCTGTTTCAAAGACTGTTTCTGCCAACAAACCAAAGTCTTCATCTAAAGTTACTGATGCTCAAGTTACTATCGCCAAACAAATGGGCGGTTGGACCGTGGGTAAATCTGATGCCGAGATACGCAAGGAACTAGAGAACTATTAAAATTTAATTTGGAGAATTACTATGGCAGTTAAAGCCCAAATGCTGGGTCGTGTCGATGGTAATACTAATTTTGCGGTACAAGAATT